AAACGACCAAAACGAAACCTGACATAAACATACTAAAAGAATGCCAGAAATAACATTCACAGACGAAGCTCCACGGAGCGATGCGGCAATGACGCCGAGAAACCTTGAGGAAGGTGAGTACGAGTTGAGACTAAAGGATTACGAGTTCCGCACAAGTAAGGCGGGAAACGAGATCATCAATCTCATGTTTGAGGAGGCAAAGACCAAGCGTTACATTTGGGACAACTTGGTCTTCACGCCAAAAGCCCAGTGGAAGATCAAGCAGTTCCTCCCGTCCATCGGGCAGGAGGTTGGCAAGTCCGCAAAAATGGATGAAAGCTACATGAATAACATCGTGGGCGAGCATCTATGGGCAGAGGTGGGTACAGACACCTATGAGGGCAAGACGAAGAACACCATAGAGAGGTACGTTGTCGGCAAGGAACGGTCCAGCCGCAAGGTGATCGACGATGAGGATGTGCCTTCATGGGACAAGAACTGAACATAGAAGACTTATCAAAAGGACTCGACCTCCAGACAGAAATGGGGGTCGAGTTCCTTCGTCTATCCCTTGAATGCGTCAAGTTGTTTGACAGCAAGCAGGTTGATTATGGCAGTTCCAATATTTCCATAAACGGTGAACTTGGAGTGATGGTGCGGACACAGGACAAGGTGAGTCGAATGCGTAACCTTCTCCTGAAACAGATGTCCGGTGTGAGCGAGGTGAACCATGAATCCCTTGAAGACACCTATCGTGACTTGGCCAATTACGGCATAATTGGTTTGATGTTAAATAAGGGGATATGGAAATAGACGAGCGAACTCAACAAGCAATGCTTTACAAGGATTTGGAGTCCTTGCTTCAGCGTTACTACGATGAGTTTGACATGTCTTACGAGAGCATCCTTGGGGTGCTTTTCAGGAGGTTGGTGGTGACGGTTTTGGATGACATAAGCGAGGAGAACGAGAACGATGACGAAAAGTTTACCGAAGAGGACGATTGAGTATCTTGAAGGTGGTTCAACTGAAGGAACCAGAAACTATTGCCTGTTCAATGCTGCATGCCAGTTCAGGGACCACAATTACAGTTACGACGAGGCAAGCGACCAGCTTGCCCAGAGGGCGTTGCAGGACGGTCTAACCGAGAGGGAGGCAGACACGACAATACGATCAGCTTATGCAAAACAACAAAGGGAGGAGTCAGTGTCGGCAGTAGCGATGGTGCAGACCAAGGTCACGGTTCATCGTCCGCAAAAGAACCTGCCAAAAGGAATGCCAGATGCGGTTACAACAATATTCAAGAAGTGCTTTAGGGAAGGTGAGGGGGTGAGGATTGCGCTGCCGCGCAACACCGGGATAAGCAGGGGCGCATGCAAGCCGGTTGACGAGTGGCTGGATATGTATGGTGCTGCCGGTGATGAAATGTTCGGAATCAAGGGAACTTATATTTGTGTCAACCCACTTGTTATCGGCGGCATTGCGGACAAGGATGTAATTGATTACCGGCATTGTCTGGTTGAGTTTGATGATGGAGCATTAGAGGAGCAGTATGCCGTGTTAAGAGAGAGCGGACTTCCCTTGTCTGCCTTGATTTATTCGGGCGGCAAATCAATGCACGGTTGGGTTAAGGTTGGCGCAAGAGACCGCCAATCCTTTGATGAGAGGGTTAAGGAAATTTACAAGTCGATGGAACGCTATCGGGTTGATGGTCAGAACAAGAACCCCAGCCGACTGAGCCGATTACCTGGGGTTCGGCGGGGAGGTCAAATGCAGGAGTTGCTTGGGGTTGATCTTGGGCTTGAATCTTATGAGGAGTGGATAGCCAAGGAAAAGTCAAAGAGGTTTGGCAGTGTCCTGCGGTTCACTCCCAAGATGAAAGTGAAGAAGGATGACGGCACGAATCTTGTTGGCAAACGATGGTTGTGCCGGGGTTACGTTTCCTTGTTCACGGGTGCTTCTCATATTGGCAAGAGTGTTTTATTGCAACAGATGGCAACGTGTTGGGCAATTGGCCGTGATTTCTGTGGGTTAAAACCTGCTGGCAAGCTGAAGGTTGTGATGATTAACGGTGAGAACGATGACGAGCAACTGGTTGAAAACTTCAATGGGATTGCGCGGCACTTGAAGCTTCGCAAGCGGCACTATGAATTACTTGCGGACAACCTTGTGACGATTACCAACCATGACAAGGTTGGGACTGCGTTTCTGGAGGTTGCAGAGGAAATACTTGCTGACATTAAGCCAGATATATTGATAATTGACCCGTTGCTGCATTATATCAATGCCAACATCAATGACCAAAAGGTTGTCGGGGGTTTCCTGCGGCACGGTCTTGGTGAACTGGCAAAGCGGCATGGATGTGCAATCATGGTCAGTCATCACAACGGCAAGCCAAGCGTGGATTCCCACGCTAGAAGCCACTGGTCCCATACCGACATGAGTTATCTGGCGGCAGGGACAAGTGAGTTAGTGAACTTTCCGCGCACAGTCAGTGTCCTTGTCCGCAAGGATGACACGAACGAATTCCAGTTGGTATTTTCAAAAAGGGGGAACAACACCGGCATAGGTGAATCACTGCTTCTGAAACATTCAGAAGACGGGACGATTTACTGGGACGAGGTTGTCGAAGTACAAGCAGACACCACACCCGTATCTTCCGACGATACCTGACGAGAGAATCGAGAGTCTTGCCAAAGAGCGGGGCATTGATTTTGTTGTTGAGTTAATCGAGAAGAGGGAGAACGCAATCAAGCTGGGGGACATTGATCCCCTTCGCTGCGGTTTCGAGCTTGATTGCTGGAAAGACGCAAGGCGACTGCTTGCCGAAGCAGATGAGCTTCTGATTCTGGGCGGCAACCGTAGTGGCAAGACCGAGTTCGCTTGTAAGCTTGCGGTTGAGACCCTGTGCAATATCGAGAGTGCCGTTGTGTGGTGCTTTCATTCCTCCCTTGCTACCTCAATTGAGTTACAGCAACCTGTCATAAGAAAATACCTGCCTCCTGAATGGAGAGACCTTGGCAAGAAGGGAAGCAGGGTAAATGTCAACTGGACAGACAAGGGTGGATTTACGGAACAGTGCTTTGTTCTTCCAAATGGATCTCGTTGCCGGTTCCTTAACTACACTCAGAACATCACCGTCCTTGAGGGTGGTGAGTGCGACATGATTCTTTGTGATGAGCTTGTCCCGCTTGCTTGGATCGAGACCCTGCGGTTTCGTATTGTAACCAGATCGGGGAAGTTGATTATCTCGTTCACACCTGTCAGGGGATACAGTGCAACAGTGAAGGATTATGTTGCAGGGGCGCAGGTGCTTCAGGATGAACCTGCGGAACTTCTGAACCCTGAGTCTGTTCATGTTCAAGGATGTCGCCCCGGACACATGCCATACATTCTTCAGCCATTCAGGAAGAGTTCCAAGGCGATCTGTTTTCATAGTCACTACAACCCATTCGGGGGATACAAGCAGATCGTCAGAATGCTTGAAGGTAAACCTTCAACAGACATTAAGATTCGGGCATACGGTTGGGCTGAGAAACTTGAAGGCAATGTGTTTAACAAGTTTGATACCAGAGTTCACGTTGTTCCGGTTGACACCATACCAATCAAGGGAACCCGTTATGTCAGTTGTGATCCTGCGGGAAGTAAGAACTGGTTCTTTAAGTGGTACATCATTGATGACATTGGAAGGGTGTTCCTTTATCGGGAATACCCAGACCGAAAGAACTTTGGCGAGTGGGCTTTGCCCAGCGAGAAACCCGATGGCAAGCCGGGACCAGCACAGACACTTGACATGGGTAAGTCTATTGTTGCCTACAAGAAGATATTCCTTGAAGCGGAGGGATGGATTTATGATGAGGAAACAAAGAGTTGGGATGGGTCGAAGAAGGAAAAGATTTACGAGAGGTTAATTGATCCCCGCATGGGTGGTGCGGCTGTTCCAAGTGTTGAAGAGGGAACCAGTATCATCTCATTACTTGAGGATGAGCAAAAAGACAAGCACGGCAACGTGACCGGCCCAAGCTTGCTTTTCATACCCGCACCTGGGGGGCACATAGATGAAGGATTACAGTTGATAAACGACTACCTTGACTACGACGAAGGGAGTCCGGTGACATCAATGAATTGCCCTCGGTATTATGTTTCAGAAGAGTGCGAGCAAACAATTTACGCTATGCAGGAATACACCGGAAGAGATGGTCTTAAAGGTGCGCTGAAGGATGTTGTTGATTGCGACAGGTATCTTTTCAAGGCAGGAGTTCTGTCTTTGGATGGCGATCTCCTGTCGGCAACAGGAGGAGATGAGTATGAAGGTTAATTTTAATGATCTACCGTTAACGCTCAGAACCCATGAGGTATGCAAAGTGACAGGCATGAACAGGAAGCTTGTCATTGACCTAGCTGATATGGGTGTTTTGAAGTTGATAGACATGGACAAGCGTCAAAGAAGGTTCCTGCGGGAATCAATTAGAGAACTTATGA